CATTTGAAACATTACCGTTAAGCCTTGCGGCAGTAATGGTGTTACCTGTAGACCATGTATAAAATTGTGATATATAATCTTCTGACATTGTTTACTCCTTTATTTTTCTTCTCAATAATTTTTTATTTTCTTTTTCTTGTTGGTCATCTGATTTCATATCAGCAAACGTTTGACCAATTAAAGGAATACCTAACCTACTAGAACCTTTTGACGCTCTTACTGCTTTTGAAGGCATACCTAATGCACGAACCGTAGTTTTTCCACCAATTTTTGGAGAGGTAGCATATAACCCTAACGCTGCCCCTGGAACACCACCAAAAATCCCACCTGCACCAACACCTATACTTGGCATCATTTTTTGTCTAATAAGATTTAAGAATCCTTGATCTCCACCTGACCCCCCACCTAAACCTGGAGCTATTTTTTCAAAATATTGCCTATCAAAATTGTTTTCTAAATCTTTAAAAAACTTATTTTTTTCTGCTAAATCATCAAGTCTTTGAAGAGCTATATATTTGTCATTATCGTTATACATCATTTTTATATTAGAACCAAGTAAAGATCGCTTTGCTTTCTTGTTTATTTTTAATCCTCGCCCTAATACTTCTGTTAATTCTGCAACTTCTTTATTTAAAGATCTTATTTCATCTACTTCACTAACTTCTTTTATCTTTTTTCTTAACATGCTTGCTATATTTTTTAACAGCTTTTGACCCTTCTTTGTTCTTATAGTAATGTCTTCTATTTTATTCCAACTTATTAAATTGTTATCTATCTTATCTAAAATTACTCCGTACCCTGCTAAAGAGTCTTCATATTTTATATCATTTAAAATATTACCTATAATTTCCTTTTCCGTAGAAGTATAAATGTCTTGTTTTCCTCGTTTTGAATTTAAATTTTTAGTATAACGATTTACATTTTTTTGTAAATTAAATTTAGATAGGACTTTTGATAAAATAGAAGTTTCTTTTGCTTTTCGTATTTTTGCTTTTCCTTGAATTTCTTTTAAGGCCATGTTTGCTTTTTTACCAATATTTTCAAAAACTAATTTTTCATCAAACTTACCTTTAAATGGGTTTTCCCCTTTCAATTCTCTATTTAAAACTCTTAAGTATGATTCTTTTGGAATTGATTTAAAATATTCTTCAATTTCTGAAACTGTTTTTTTTGTTGTAGTGGCAAGTTTTTCTGATAATTTTTTTAAACCTGAACCCATAGGTGTCTTTTTTAATTGACTAGAGACATTCCCAACTAAAGGCAATGCTAAAGCAATAGCTCCTGCTCCTACTCCTGCATTTTTAGCCGTTTCTAAAGAGGCTTCTAAATCTTCACCTTTTGCTAACTCTTCTACTAATCGTGGTGCTGCATTAAACCCTATTGCTTGACTTGCTTGTGAAGCATATCTACCTAATACCTCGCCTGCTTTTCCAAACTTTTTCTTTCCTGCTTTTGCTAATTTAGCTCCTTTCCCAACAGGAAGAGCAAAAGCTGCAAACCTAGCTGTATCTTCAATATTTTTTCGCCATATTTCTTTAATATCTTCTTTAATTTGCTCTTGTTTTGTTAGTCCTCTTTCTTCCTGACTAGCCTCTTTTTGTTTTTTTCTTTCCAGTCTTTCGCTAAAAGGTACAGATTCTCCTACACCCAAAACTCTAGCAGGAGCAGAAATAACTTTAGAAGCAAAATCTAAACCTTTTCCTAAAGTTGATTGCTCAAATTCTTTTGCTTCAGCTATTTTAGAGTCTAATTTATCTTTATCTATATTATTTTTTATTTTGTTTATAAAATCTTCTTGTTCATTCTTTGGTAAACTTGTAAAAATATCATCTACTTCAAAGACTCCATAATCTTTTATATTTAATTCCATTAATAATCCCCTGTTCTGTTATATGAAATATTTCCTTTAGATGTTGTAACGTTACCTGAATATGATGCATCGTTATTTTCTTCTGGTGTTTTTGTAACTTCTTTTTTATCAAGAAAGTAATCAATAACAACATTATCAGGATTTAATCCATATCTTTTAGCTAAATCTGTAAAACCTTTTACTTCTTTTGTATAAGTTTTTTCTCTTCCTTTATATAAAGATTTTGATTTTTGTACAAAATCGTTTCTCATTTTATTATCTAAACGTTCACCTTCTAAAAGTTTGTTATATTTTGCTCTAATACGGCTCGGAATACTTCCAGAATTAGCGGCTGTTGCAAATTCACCCTCTCTAACAACACTACCAGGGTCTAGTATTTTCATGTAATTAAAAATTAATGCTAAATCACCTGCTGCACTTGGGTCTTCTGCTGACCTTAAAACTCTGTCATAAGCGTTTCTTACTTCTCTAAAATCTTTTGTAACACCTTGAAATTCTTTTCTTAAAGTTGTTTCTGTATCAGTATTTTTTTTCTGTGTCTCTCTTAATAATTTTAACTTTTCAATTTGTTTTTCTTGTTGTTTTTCTTTTCGTTCTCTTAATGCAGCAGGAACTTGTCTAATAGTTTCAGCCATTTTTGGTGCTTCTCGTCCTGTTATAGCTTCTCCTAGAACCTGACCAACCAAACCACCTATTTCAGCTCTAGTATAAGGGTCTAAACCTTTAAATCCCTCTATGGGCTTTTCTAACAAAGAAGATAACCCACTTCCAACAGCTTGCGTAGTTTGTCCAACAGCTTGTGTAGTTCGGCCAATACCTTGTCCAACAGCTTGTCCTACACCTTGAGCAGCTCCAATTCCTTCCATTAACAAAGATTGTAACCCTTTAGCCGCTAATAACCCTTTGTCTTGTATTTCTTCAAATGTTGTCATTGTGTTACACTCGCATTACCAGAATACGTATTTTGTAAAGAATTAGAAGGAATATATCGAGAATTATATTGATTATTAGATAAACGTGGGTATAAACTAAATTGATTATTACCAGATGGACGTGATGGAAATTGACTTGGTTGTGTTTTGTTTTTATTTAATAAACCTGAAAGCCCTTTTCCTATAGCTGCACCTGCAGCAGGATTTCCCGCCATTATAGTAGCCGCCCCTGTTAAAATTGTAGTAAATAACCCTGCACGTCTAGCACGTTTATCTTCTTTTGCTTGAAATTCTTGTGCGTATTTTTGTCTATAAGCATCACCTAATGCCATAGCTTCCCTTTCTCTCATATCTAAAATAGGTTGTAAACCTAACGATTGTAATAAACTTCCTTGCATTATTTTACCTCTCCTTTATATTTAATACACAAAATAATTATTTTCAATCAAAAGGATTCCACCAATCATCAGTATCATCGGGCTTTGAAATTTCTGCTAGTTCTTTTTGAAAGTCCCTTTCTTTTTCTGGGTCTCTTATAAATTCTTTTATATTTATATATTCTCCATCATCGTCTGTCTCTAAGATAAATTCAGCTTGTTCAGTTCCTAAAGCTGTTCGTAGATTTGTATATTCTTCCACTGTAAGACCTGCATTACTAGCCATTCTTTGTAATTGCACTTCTTCTAATGGTGTAAATTGTAGTCCTTCTTTTCCTAATAACTCACTAACTGCGGCATTTCTAGCATTTCTAGCATTAATTCGTTCTTCACCTTCTAAACCTTCAAGATTATATGCTTGCCCTGATTGTATAGCTTGTAATAATCGTTCATCTGCTAAATCGAAACGTCTTTGTTGGTCTTGATATTTAATTAAGTCAAATTGGTTTGCAAAATTTTGATCTCTATAGGCTGATTCATACTCTTGTAGTGCTTCTCGTTCACTTGTTGTAAAAGAATTTTTTAAATCTAACATTTCTTGTTCTAAATCTGAATTAAGTTCTAACAATTCTTTTTTATCATCTTGTGATACATTTAATTCCTCTATTCGTGCTGCTCTATCTAAAGCTGCTTCACTTGTTTGAAAATCTTCTGCTCCTTCTCGTTCCAATGTTCTAAATGATTCACCCCCTAACCGTTCACCTGTTAAAAATTCTCTTTGTTTTGCGGCTTCTGCTGACTGGAAGGCTTGATCTAAACTTTTAGCTCCTATACCTGTACCAATTTGACTTGCTAGTTGTGCTTCTGCTTTAGTTTGTTCTTTATAGATATCGGCTAAAGAGGATGACCCTAAATCACCCATAGCGATACCTCGTCTAGCTAAACTTTCTAAACCTGTAGTTACTCGGTCTTCAAACCCTTCTCGTAATGGTTGTACCTGCGTTTGAAATGTATCAGTTGCTAATTGTTTTTGTTCAGGTGACAAATAACTAGCATCATCTATCGGGGTTGTATTTGCTGTTTCATTAGGTGTTGATTGCATTGTTTTCTTTCTCCTTTATGATTGTGATAAATTACGGTAATAAATAATTAATTTTAAAATTCGTGTAAACTCGTTAGCATTATCATTACCAAACTCAGCAACAAAATAATTTCCACGTAAATTACAACTATATCGTGATGAAGATAAACCACGTACTCCAATAACAGCAGTTCCTACAACACCAGTACCTACTAAAGAAGCATCGGTGGTACTTGTTGTATAAATACGTGAAATACCTTCCCCTTCTGTAGGTAATTCTTTTCCTAACCGATAAGCATTAAATACAAGATTTATATTCCAGTTATCAGTATCACCTGAAAAATATATATTATTAATTCGTTTTACTGTTCCAGAACCGCCAACAGGTAACCACGCTAAAATAGCCTTACTAACAATAGCCTCACCATTATCATTATGAATACTAGGATTTAATGTTTCATGAACTGCACCAGATAATCCTTTAGCACCATATAATTTTAAAGTATCACTAGCTGATTGCGTAGCAAAAAAATCATAATTAAACCCTGTAAATTGCCCCCAATAAGGTTGTGGTTGTGGAATATTAGGTAACTGATTAAATTTAGTAGTATCACAAAAATAAGTAAGATCATTATACGTTAAACCATTATTAACACTTTGAAAACTAATAATATATAAATCATTAAAAACAACAGCTGATGCGTTAGCTTTTTTTGTTGTGTCTAATAATTCTACAAGATCGTCTTGTATATCTTCACTAATAATTGGGCTACCTGAACCCCCTAATTGGTATTCACCAGAAGAAAATGTAATGTTTGGACTAATTAAACGTATATAGTTATCACTAGATAAATACATAATTCCGATTCGTGTACGTTTTACACTATCTGTACTTTGTGTTCCAATAATGGCATCCGTTCTTAAAACATTCCAGTTTGTTTTTGGTACAGGTAAATCAGCGTTAGGTAAAACATAAACACCCTTTTCTTTAAAAATAAAAAGAGCGTCACCCCATACTTCTAATGCTCTAATTCCCCCATCAATACCCGGAGCTATTTCAATGTTGTTAGATGTCGTATTCCAGTTATCAAAATCAAGAATTTCAGTAAAATATAACGTATCTTCATTATCAACACCAAACAATCTATTTTTATGTAATTTTAATTGGATTAAACCGCTAGGAATACCAGAAGTCACTTTAGTAGCGGCAGGGGTATTACCAATAACTTTTACTAAATAGGCTTCTCCTGACGCTCCATAAATAGCACGTGCAGTATCAAAGCCTGCCATTTCCCACCTAATTTTTTTATCAGCAGTTAATGCTAAACTAGCGTTTGCATCTTGCCACCCACTATTATAATAATAAACTTTTTGATCTTGGTTAGTAATTAAAAATTCTGAATTATTAGGGGCTATATAATTAGATAAACTAAATATAGGGTCATCTGCATCACTACTAGAATTAGGATTTTGTGTTAGCCTTGCACCGCCTCCACGTTCTTCTAAACCCCCCGCAGGCATATATAGATAGTTATGGTTTTTTTGTAATTGTCCTGCTATTGATGTTAATAAATCTCTACTGGTTGTTAAGCCTCTAAAATATTTAACTTCTGCGTATGGATAATTTCCCATTTTAATTACCCACTAAAAAAAACACTAGGATCATTTTTACGTCTTAATTGAGTAAAATATGAAGGATCAAGCATAATAACAGATTCGTTATTTTTATCTAAATCTACAGATAATTGTGTTTTTTCTTCTTGTGCTAACAGTTGAAATTTTTGTTGGTTTTGAAAATCGTCATCACGTTGATAATAAAAAAATGCTGAAAAATAAGTAATTAACATATCGTAATCAACAGGTAATTCAGTGGTATCAGAATCACTGCTTAATGTAGTGGGTGCAGTTACACCATCAACTTTTATTGCCGCTGTTTCAGTTCTATTAAAATATCTATTAAAAACTAAACTTGTTCCACGTGAAGTATAATAAATAGGGTCACCTGTATAAGAAGTATTAAAAAAGTTATTTGCTCCTGTTTCAGCAACTAATTGTTTATATGGCATAGCTGTTAATCGCTTAAAAGTACCGCTATTATCTTTATAATAAACATTATGTGTCGTTAATAATGTACTTGGTACAGTAACAGTATTAGCATTAGCAACAATATTAATATCAGTAGGTGTTGCACTTAATAATTCTACTGGTTCAGATTCACGTACAATTTTTCTAATAGATTTATTAATGTAAGTATTTAATGTTGTAGAACTTGGGTCTGTTGACGTGCTTGTAGTACCTACATTTAATTGAGTTTCTAATAAATTGCGTAACGTTGTTAAATCACTTCCCATAGTTTCGTTTACCTTTTGCTTTTTTCATAGCGATTGCAACAGCTTGCTTTTTAGGTTTACCAGATGATTTTAATTCTTTTATATTATAACCAATATTTTTTTTACCTTTCTTTAAGGGCATAATTTCCTCCTAAACACAAAATACTCTATAAGCACTTGTAGCAACAGCGACAAGCCTTATTTTTGCTATTGATAACGTTTTTAAACTAAACACTTGGTCTTTAATGGTATGAATGTTATTACCATAATTAGTACCATCAGACGATAAAGTAACCGTAATAGCTCCGTCACCATCATTAATAATATAACCATCAACACTATTACGTAACAATGTACCAATAACATCAAGTGTTACCGTGCCGTCACCTGTAGTAAATGACGTATCATTACTAGCAAAATAAACGGTTTTGGGTTGATCGTATTGGTTTTGTGACATAAAAATCCTTATAAATTTTAGCCAAAAAAAAAGACGAACAGCAATAAAGCCGCTCATCTTTCCTTAACATGGTTTAAGTGAACATCTTTATAATAACATAAAAGTAAAATAAAGACAAAAATTGTAGAAGAATTACATTAAAATAAAGATAATTGGCTTTGGTGTATTTTAACTCTTTCTAACATACTTGAAAAATAATCTTTATCAATTTCACATCCAGTTAAATCATATTTTAAATCATGACATGCAATAGCTATACTCCCACTACCTAAATGGGTATCTAGTATCTTATCTCCTTCTTTTGCGTAATTTTGTAAAATCCAAGAATATAGTTTTACTGGTTTTTGTGTTGGATGAAATCTATTGGTATCTTGTGGGGGTAATTCTATCCATTTAGAATTTTGATTAAAAGAACTCCACGCATACTCAGCCATAGCCATAGAAAAATTTTCAGATATTGTTAATTTTCTCCATATTAAAAAACATCTATTTGGTGGCAATGAAAAATAATTTCCCCCCCATATTATCTGATTTTTTGATACTCTAAACAACTCATCAAAATATAATTGATCTGGTGCATAATCCCAGTTTAATATTTTTTTATTGTATTTTTTTGACCAGCTTCCTCCATCCCTTGATACTTTATATTTTTTAAAAATACCACCAAAGCGTTTTCCCCCTTCAATAGTTTTATCTCCCCCTCCACCATAAGGAGGGTCTACTATTGCTAAGTCAAAATGGTTATCTGAATACCTAGCCATTAACTCCATGCAATCACAACATTTTAAATTTAAATTGGGTTTCATATCTTTTTATAGCCTCAATAAGAAATTCTTAATATGACTTATTAATTGTAATAAAAAAAAGGGGTAATAAATTAATATTACCCCTAAAAATTAAGCCTTAAACTTTAGTTGTTAATAACCATAGTCCTGCGGACTTGTTTAATACTTTTCCTACTCCATAAATAGAGAAAGCGGCTTGTTTTTTCTTGTTTGTTGGGTCATTAGTTGACTCACGGCCAGATTGTTTTAAATAGAAATTAAAACCTGACTCACCTTGTTCACCACTAATCATAGCAGTACCAAAAGCCTCATCACCAAACAATAATGAACAATACAAACTACCTGAAGATGTGCTTAATGTATCTCCTGATAATGGGAATTTGTAGCCTAGTGTTGATTGAATAACTTCAACACCTGCCACGATTCCAACAGATGCTGGAGATTGTTTAGCAGGCTCAGAACTTGTAGGAGAAATCCACCCTTTAAATCCTGGACTTGTTGTTATTTGATAAGACACATTAGGATGACAAATTAGTTTATAGTAACCGTTATCACATGTAGGGATATCTTTACTTTCTAAAACCGCAACACCATCTTGTAATGTTTTAATAGTCATAGCTGAAGCGGCAAAACTTGTTACTAAAGCTGATTGAGCTAAACGAGTTTTGTTATGATACATAGGAAATCTATCGCCTGCGGCTGATTTATCATGTGACCATACTCTTGCTGTAATACCAGAGCTATTTAATGTACCACCATCAATTTTTAAATTGTTCATGTTTACACTAGTAGCATTAGCAACATCTGCAACTGCCATACCGATATCATTACGTACTAATTTATCTAATGTTTTAACAGCGGCATCTTGTACTTTTTTAGATGCTTTATCAAGAATATTAGAT